AAAATATTTAAAAGCGTTGGAAAGAATGATGAATACAATACCTACCGGCGATGGGACTAAATGGTTTCATTACAGCGATGCTCCTGGTGGAGCTGGTCAAATATCCGCACAAGCAGGTGAACTGATGACTATGATGGGCACATCAATGACTGATGATGAGTTTAAAAAATTAACCAATTCTCTTTTAGAGCACGAATCTGCATTAGTTAAAAATAATCCTAAATTAAAAAACGAAAATTCTCGTATTATTACAAAGTCTTGGATTACCGCTGCTCAAAATAATAGAACTGCTATCTTAAATAATTTAAAAAATGAGTTTCCAGACTCCGAAATAATTGCTACTGCGTGGGATACCAAAAATGATGTTGAATCGTTGGGTATTAGCCCAAGAATATTTATCAAAAAAGATTATAAAAAAAATAAAGGGTTTTCTACCGATATGTATATTAAGGTAAAAACTAAAGATGGAAAAGAAATCTTAAAAGAAGTTTCTTTAAAGAAATCAACTCTTGTTAATTTTTTAAATTCTGGCGCGGGTATGTTTTCAGAATGGGATTCTGATTTACCCGATGATATAAATCAAAACATATATCGTGATACGCAACGAAATTCATTAGTAAAAACTGGAAATAAGTTAAAAAAATCTGTCAACGATTTATTGAAATCAAATTCACCGCAAGCTATTGAACTAAAAAAAGTGATTGAATCTAAAGGTATTGATTTCGCTAAGGCTCTTGAGGATACTCAAAATGGTAATGGTAGTAGGGGAAAATCAAAGGTAATTCTTGAAGCAATAAAGCAATTAGCCAATGCAGGAAATAAAGATGCGGAAGCCCATATCCGTGCAGCAGATACTAATCATAGAAAATTTCAAGAAAAAGCTATAAGAGCTATTACTGAAAACCCAAAAATGAAAGAAGGTATGCTAAAAGAAATTCGTTCAGAATTTCCATTAAAAGCTGTGTCCGATGGTGAGGAAACTATGGCTATTGGAGAAAATTCATTGGATAGGTCTGTTATGAAAAAGATTTTTGGGACTGATAAATACGATGAAATTAAAGAGAAATTAGAAGCACAGACAGGCCCTCCACCATATCTCGGATATAGAGCCGATGTTGGTGGTGAAGTAATTCCGCTAGCACAAATTAATATTCGTGAAGATGGTGTTGGTTATGGTGGGCAAATAAAATTTGAAATGATGCTTGATAAAAGATTTGCAAAGATATTGAAGCAAGCTAATATTGATATGTATTCTAAAAAATAACGGAGCTATGAGTGAAAACACAATTACTGATAACATTTACAACCGAACCTAAATGCGATTCTGATTTAGGTACTATAAAAACTGGATTTACTCTTTTCAGTAAGAAGATATTCGTATTGACTTTAGAAAATTCAGAAGAGTTGGTTATCAGCTACAATATCATCCCATCACCATCATCAAAATTTTTACCAAATACAATTATGGTTCATAGAAAAAGAGAAACAAACACCTTATATACGATAAACGCCCTTAACAGGCTTATTCAATCGTTAAATGGTGGTATCTTAGATAAGAACTATATGTTGAATTGGGATGATTATAAAAATGGAGTATTATTAACCTCTGACGATAGTTTTAAATTTATGCGAACCACTATTTATAGAGTAGAGAATTTAGATTAAAAAAATAAAAAATAATTTTTTTGAAAAAACATTTGGAATTGTCAACCAAATGTTGTATATTAGTGACTATAATTTTTGTTTAACCTATTAAAAAATGGAGTAATTATGGCAATTGACTTAAATGCAATCCGAAACCGTTTGAATTCACTTCAAACAAAAGTACAAAAGACTGATACCTTATGGAAACCGAGTCCAGGTAAGCAGCAAATCCGATTAGTGCCTTATGTGCACAACAAAGAAAACCCTTTTATTGAGTTGTATTTCCACTTTGATTTTGGTGGTAAGACGATTCTATCACCCATTTCTTTTGGTGAGAAAGACCCTATCGTTGAATTTTCAGAGCAATTGAAAGCAACAAAGGATAGGGAAGATTACAATCTCTCTAAGAAGCTGACACCAAAGATGAGAACTTATGTTCCTATTTTGGTAAGAGGTGAGGAATCAGAGGGTGTAAAATTTTGGGGATTTGGTAAGCAGGTTTACCAAGAAATCCTTGCGTTCTTCGCAGACCCAGATTATGGTGATTTGACCGACCCAATGAGTGGTAGGGATATCACTGTAGAATTCAAATCAGCTGCAGAGGTTGGTAAATCTTATCCTGAAACATTTATTAGGGTAAAACCAAATACCACACCTATGACTGAAGATAAGAATATCGTTCAGTTGGTAAAAAATCAGGCTGATTTAATGACCATTTTCAAAAGACATACCTATGATGAGTTGAAGGCTATGTTGGAGGTTTGGTTGGAAACTGGTGAGGTAAAAGAAGAAGCAAAAGCAGAACAACCTGCAGTTGTAGAATCCACACCAACAACAACGAAAGCTAGTTCAGTAAAAGAAGCATTTGACGACCTTTTTAACGATTAATCAGTATGAGTAAACCTAAAGTAGATATAGTTCGTGATGAACTATCTACCGTTCTCGCTGATAATCTTAATAAGAAATTCAAATCCCAACACAAAGTAGCTTATTATTTAGATGGTTCAGAGCAGACACCCACCGACTTAGACGAGTGGGTGTCTACTGGTTCTGAAATGTTAGATTTGGCTATTTCAAACCGAACCAATGGTGGTTTGCCTGTTGGAAGAATTTGTGAAATTACAGGGCTGGAAGGTAGTGGTAAATCGTTAGTAGCGGCCCACTCAATTGCGGATACGCAAAAGAGGGGTGGATTAGGTGTGTACATTGATACTGAAAACGCACTTAATCAGGAGTTTTTGGCAGCGATTGGTGTTGATTTGAAAAAGATGTTGTATGTTCCATTGGAAACGGTGGAAGATATTTTTGAAGCAATTGACTCAATTATTGATTCGGTAAGAAAATCCGATAAAAAGAAATTGGTTACAATTGTAGTGGATTCCGTAGCAGGTGCATCAACAAAGGTTGAGATTTCAGCTGATTATGACCAGGCGGGATATGCAACTCAAAAAGCGATTATTATTTCAAAAGCAATGCGTAAAATCACCAACTTAATTGGTAGAGAAAGAATCACTCTTATCTTTACAAATCAATTAAGGACCAGGATGGGGGTAAGCTTTGGCGACCCGTGGACTACATCTGGTGGTAAAGCAATCGCATTCCATTCAAGTTGTAGAATCCGTTTGAAACAAATGGGTCAGTTGAAAGCAAAGGTTGGTGGTGTAGAACAGGTGATTGGTATTAAAACCCGAGCACAGGTTATTAAAAACCGAATGGGTCCACCACTCCGCTCAGTTGATTATGATATTTACTTTGATAGTGGTATTGATAATTTAGGTTCTTGGTTAGAAATGATGAAAACCTATAAGTTAGCCAATCAAAGTGGTGCATGGTATACTTGGGTAGATAAAGAAACTGGTGAAGAAATAAAGTTTCAAGCAAAGAATTTTCCCGATATTCTTCAGACTCGTCCTGATGTAAGGGAAAAAATCTACAACGAAATTTGTAATTCTTACATTCTTTCGTATAAAGAAGCATCCGATGAAGCAAATGTTGATAATATAGAACTATCTGATTTTGATGATTAAGAATTACAAAGATATGTTGAGTAAGTTGGGGCAAGAAAACCAACAAGTTACAAATCAAACCTTAAATGATAGAGTTCTTATCATTGATGGGTTGAATATGTACATCCGAGTTTTCGGAGCAGTCCCTGCTCTCAACGATGATGGTGAACACTGTGGTGGTATAACAGGCTTCCTGTTATCCACCGCAGCCACTATTAGAAATTTGAACCCTACCCGTGTTATCATTGTGTTTGATGGTAAGGGTGGTTCGCATCGGAGGAAAAAAATGTACTCCGATTATAAAGGTGGTAGAACAGGCCTTACACGACTGAATAGATTGCAGGGATATGAAGATATAGAAGACCAGCAGGAATCTATGCGTAAGCAATTCATTCGTTTGTATGAGTATCTTCAAAACCTACCCGTAACTCTTTTGCAGGTAGATTATGTAGAAGCAGATGATTTGATGGCTTGGATGGCTAACCACTATTTTAAAAATGAGGTGATATTACTATCATCTGATAAAGATTTTTTACAATTGGTGAATGAAAGAATTAAGGTTTATTCACCTATCAAAAAAATAATGTACGATGAATCGCTTGTCAAAGAAGAGTGGGGTGTAATGCCTCAAAACCTTATTTGGTATAGGGTTATTATGGGTGACTCATCGGATAATATTAAAGGTGTGAATGGGATTGGTAAGAAAACTATTTTAGGTAAAATGGATTTCTTAAATGATGGGGAATTGGATTATAATGGGTTTATCACTGGAATTAAAGAACGATGCGATGATAAACTATCAAAAAAATTATTGGAATCAGTAGAAACCATAGAATTAAACTATGATTTGATGCAATTAAAATTACCTGAAATATCAACATCAATCATTTCAAATGTGAGAGATGTATTGGATAATACGCATCCAAAGTTAAATCTATTGGAGTTTAAAAAAATGTTTATGTATGATAAGTTATATACTGCTTTTGCGAATGTAGATTCGTGGTTACGAAATAGTTTTATGAGATTAGATAATCTTTTAAAAAATAATTTTGAAAAAACCAAATAAGGTTGTATATTAGTATCATATGGAAAAATTTGGAAGTAAATTTGGAACGGGGTTTCAAACTAAAATCTTATCCGCTTTATTATCGGATATGGTTTTTAGTAGGCAGATATACGATATACTAAAACCGCAGTATTTTGACTCAGAAGCCTCTGAGTGGTTGTGTAAAACGATTTTAGAGTACATAGATACCTACGAATCCAAACCAACATTAGATGTTCTTAAAACGAAGATAAGCCCTATTGAGAGGGATATTCTAAAAACATCAGTAATAGATACCTTAAAGCAGGTTTGGCGGGATTTAGAATCAGATGATTTAGATTATGTAAAAGAAGAAACTTTAAACTTTTGCACAAATCAATCACTTAAACAAGCTATCTTAGATTCAATCCCACTTTTAGAACAGGGTAAGTATGATAAGATAAAATCAACTATTGATACTGCTATGAAAGCAGGTCAACCAACGGATGTTGGGCATGAGTATAAGATAATGATAACTCAAAGATATGAGGATTTAGCAAGAAATCCAATACCAACTGGGTGGGATGTTATAGATGAAATTACACAGGGTGGATTTGGAATGGGTGAGTTAATAATATTCGCAGCACCGCCTGGTATTGGTAAGTCCTGGTCATTGGTTAATGTTGCGGCAAACGCTGTTAAGGGTGGTAAGACCGTAGTGTATTATACATTGGAATTATCAGAGGCAATGGTGGGGCAACGATTTGATTCCGTTTTCACTGGGATACCTATACCCAACCTAAAGTACAATATGGAAGAGGTTGAAAAAGTGGTGGGTTCATTAAAAGGTGATTTGGTTATTAAAGGGTTTAATTCAGGTGCTGCTGGTTTGAATGCTTTAAAAGCGCATATAGATAGGATGATATTGCAGGGTAAGAAGCCTGATGTAATTGTGGTGGATTACGCTGATTTGTTAAAAGGTTCTGCTAAAGAAAAAAGGTATGAGGTTTTGGAAGAGTTGATAGTGGATTTAAGGGGTATGGCAGGGGAGTATGGTGTTCCATTATATACCGCGTCGCAGATTAATCGTGGAGGGGCGGAGCAAGATGTAATTACGGGAACATCAATTGCAGGTTCTTTTTCAAAATTGATGACTGCTGATTTTGTAGTTTCATTGAGTAGAAAGATTGATGATAAGTTAGCGGGGACGGGGAGATGGCATGTTATTAAAAACCGATTTGGGCCCGATGGAATGACATTCCCTTCAAAAGCTAATTTTTCAAATGGACAAATTTTGATATACAATGATAATTCAGTAGATGGTCAAAACACTCAAAAAGAGATGAAAGATGGGGGAACTTTGGTAAGAAAAAATTTATTACAAAAATATAAAGATATGAAAGGTGATATTGGGTTTTAAAATGTATTTATATTTACACACAAAATTTTTAGGAGATTATTATGGGATTATTTGAAGAGAGAATACCGTTTAAACCATTTGAATATCCAGAATATTATACTGATGGATGGCTACCCCAAATGCAGGCCTTTTGGTTAC